CCCGCCGCCGCAGGCTTGCGGCGGCGGACCGACCCAGGAGGATCCAATGCAAATGACCTTGCAGTACGTCAACGATCCGAAGAGCCCGACCGCCAAGTATGGGAATGTGAAGAGCACGGCCGGCGAAACCATCATGGTGCCGATCGCCATGTTGCCGCTGTTCCGCGGCCGCGAAGGCCAGGCGGTCGACATCCCGACCAAGATCGCCACCTGGGGCCAGGGCACTGAGGCCAAGCAGGTGACGATCGCCACCGCTGGCCCGGGGCCCTCCAACGTCCTCCAGGGCGGCTGGCAGGGCACGCAGCGAGCTGCAGTGCCACAGCAGCCGACCCCGCAGCAGCAGGCCCCCGCGCCGGCCTACCGGCCGCCGGCGGCCGACAAGGATGCGCGGCAGATCTACATCACCGGCGTCGTCGGAAGAGCGATGGGCAGCGGCAAGTTTACCGCCAGCGAGATCATGGTCCTGACCCAGGCTGCGGGGGAGGCCTATGACCGGTTCCTCGACCCAAACAAGCCCAAGCCGGCGCAGGCAGCACCGGCCGCGGAGCCGCCGTTCAACGACGAGATCCCCGCTCACATGATGGAGCCGGACGGGCGGGCATGAGCATTCGCCTCATCATTGGTGATTGCCGGCAGCGACTGGCCGAGCTGCCGGATGAGTCGGTGCATTGCGTCGTGACCTCGCCGCCCTACTTTGGCCTGCGCGACTATGGCGTGGCTGGGCAGATCGGGCTTGAGCCGACGCCGGCCGAGTTCGTGGCGGTGATGGTCGAGGTCTTCCGCGAGGTCCGCCGCGTGCTGCGCAAGGATGGCACGCTGTGGCTTAACCTTGGCGATAGCTACAACAGCCACGACCCAGGTGGCTATCGCGAGGGCGAGTTTCTAAACCCCGGTGGCCGACAGTCCGAGGCATCTAGGGGCGCACGCAACAAGGCGGGCAATCACGTTGAGGGGCTGAAGCGCAAAGACCTGCTGGGCATCCCGTGGCGCGTTGCCTTCGCCCTCCAGGCCGATGGCTGGTATCTGCGGCAGGACATCATCTGGTCGAAACCCAACCCGATGCCAGAGAGCGTCACTGACCGCTGCACAAAGGCGCATGAGTACCTGTTCCTGCTGTCGAAAAGCGCGCGCTATCACTACGACGCGGAGGCCATCAGCGAGCCGCTCACGCAGTCCAGCATCGATCGCCTGTCGCAGCCCACGCTTGAGCAGCAGGAGGGAAGCTGGCGCGTGCCGGGCAAGACCAACGGGGCGATGAAGGCCAAGCGCCGCAAGCCGCAGGGATGGAATACGAGCCCTAATTATCACAATGCCGATCCCCGCTATGCGCCACGCGAGGAAGCCGAGGACTATGTTGCACCCGTCGAAAGCGATCGGCGGAACAAGCGGTCGGTCTGGACGGTGGCAACGCAGCCATTCAAGGAAGCGCACTTCGCAACCTTCCCGCCCGACCTGATCGAGCCCTGCATCAAGGCCGGCTGTCCCAAGGGCGGGACGGTACTGGACCCGTTCGGCGGTGCCGGGACCACGGGCCTGGTTGCCGACCGCCTGCAGCGAGACGCCATCCTGATCGAGCTCAACCCCGACTATTGCACGCTCGCCACCAACCGCATCACCGACGATGCCCCCTTGTTCGCCACGGTGGGCCAATGAGCGACGGCGCCACCATCCTGTTAGTCGGGGCGGAGACCCGGCGCGCGGCCTGCGAGCTCGTGCAGCAGGCGCCGACCGGGTGGATGGTGCGAATCGCCGAACCGCCTCGCACGCTCGAGCAAGCCAGCCGATTCTGGGCGAGCTGCCGGGACGTCGCCCGATCGGGCGCCACTTGGAACGGCGAGAAACAAAGCAAACAAGGTTGGCATGATTTGTTTCTCTCCGCCTGGCTGGTCACCACGCGCCAGCAGCCTCCGCGTCTCATGCTCGGACTCGAGGGTGAGCGCGTCTGTCTGATCCCGCACAGCCGCGACCTGTCGGAGCGCGAGATGAGCGAGGTCCTTGATTACATTGGGGCGTGGTGTGCCCGGCACGGGATTCCCCTGAAGGAGGACTGATGGCCAGGCAGATCGGACCGCTAAGGCACCGGCAATGCGCGGAGCTCCAACAACTCCCCCAAGGTTCTGTGGGCTTTGCCGGATGAATGACGCATTGCTGGAGGCCGTGCGCTCAAGCCTTCTTGCCGCGCTTGCGTCGAATCGCTGTGGCGACTTCCTCGGCGCGCCGATCCCCCAGTGAGCTGATGATTAGCTCGGCAATGTCGTCGGCGTGGTCGCGCAGGTTGATGGTGAAGTCGCCATCTCTCTCTTTCTTCGCCCGGTCGAGCTGCTCTTGCAGCTTTACGTTTTCCAACTTCAACTGTGCGAAGGGCGAGGCAACGACGGGTCGCTCAGTTGGCGGGCGTCGGCTGGCCTCGAATGCCGCCCACACCGTCATGGGATGGTTCATGCGCATCGCCTTAGTCATGCCGATGCTCTGCCGCCACTTCTCGATGTCCTCGCGATTGCGCCAGCACTTCACGGCGACGCTGCGCTCTGACTTGTTGATCGCAGCGAATTCGCCGAGATACGTCGGCTTGGCGTAGCACGACGCCATGAAGGCGTTGAAGTTCTTACCACTGGTCGACCCGGTGACATCGGCTGCAATGTCTTGGGCTTGGGCGATCGCCTTGCCGACGCGCAGCCAGCCATTCCAGTCCTCGTGTTGCGTGAGCCTGTGCCAGGCGGCGACACCTTCCTTGAGCACCAAGCGGGCGTTGTCGTCAAAATAGTTGCTGAGATGCTCGTACATGGCTGCCACCGAATTCCTCCGAGTATAGGTTAAGTCGACTTAACCTATACCTCCCCAGCCCCCGCCGACGCAAGCCCCTTCTCCTATGTCAAAAAAAAGACCGCCCGGACCGAGGCCCGGGCGGTCAGACCCTGCTGATGCTGAACGCGGGGGAGCAGAACAGCATGCCCCAGCAGGGATAGCGAGGTGGGCCGTAAACGACGGAAGCCGTTTACGGATACGTTCTCCCAGACGATTTTATGCCTTGGCTCCGGCGCCTGACTTACGTCGTTCCCTAAGTCTCGCCTGCGCCCAGCGCGGGGTGTCCCCGACGGGATCAACGCGGTTCTTCGAATCGCGCGCCAAATCGATAATGCTTTGTACCTGCTCGGTCCGCCATTCCGGAACCGAGATGTGCATCCAATACTCGATCTGGCTTCGGCGAATGCCAGATAGCGCCTCGGCCCGGCGCCCTCCCCCGATCAGGCCCACGGCTCTTTTAAGCTCGGCCTGAATATCCTTCGTCATTTAGTTGCTCCTGTGTGCCTTTAGCGGGGTCACGCCCGCTGATTGGCGGAGGGTACCACACCCTACGCGATTTGGCTATTGACTCTAGTCGGCCGCGCGGACTAAAGTCGGCCATCGCAACCAAGGGAGGGTCATGTGGCCCAGGAAAAGACGAAACGCAATTGGCTGTCGACCACGGCGGCGCCGGCATTGCCGACCCCGGCAGAGCTGGCCGGCAGCTTCAAGCACAAGGAACAGGACGTTTTCTGGTTCATCAAGCACTTGCTGGCTGAGCTGTCGGTCGAGGAGAGCCAGGCCGGCGAGACGGTGCGCGAGCATCTGGCACCGGTCCTCAACGGATTCGCCGGTCACTGGCACCAAGCCAAGATCGCGGCCTGCGTCCTCGAGCGGGCGACCGAGAAGGAAATCGGCATCGTCATGGAGCTCGGCGAGCTCGGCATCGGCAACAAGATCAACCGGGCACGCTCGGCATTGTCGCCCCTGCTGTCGCTCAGCAAGCGCCGCGAACAGGCGCGTCTGGAATACGCTCAGAGCAAGGTCAACGACTCCGGCGACGAGTAAAGCCGCAGTCCACTCTAGCGCCGACCGGCCCCCGGTCGGCGCTACCTTTTTGTGGAGCCACCAATGAACAAGCCCCGACTGCGGGATCTACTGGCAGAGAACATCAGGCTGGACGACAAGCAGAGCGATGACGAGCTGCGCGAGTCGATGCGCCTGCATGGCTGGACCCGGGAGCTGCCGGCGATCCAGGACGAGCGCGGCAATATCCTGGTCGGCAACCGGCGCCTGCGCATCGCCGACGAACTCGGCATTGAGCGCAATGTCAAAATCGTAGAGTTCGGCCAGGGCG